ACCACTTGCAAATTCATTAGTGGCTCCTGTTAATGATGAACCGTTCCATACTTGTACAGTAGCGTCTTGAGTTACTGCAGTCCATTTACCTTTAGAGTAGTCAAATACTCCTGGAGGATCTAATTGTCCTTCAGCACCTTCGTAGAATAAATCATAAAGATTTTTCTTGAATGAAGTTCCTGAACCACCTGGATATCCTGCACCAATACCTGTAGTGTTATTAGGTGCACCAACAGGTGAGTAGTGAGTTCCATAACCATCATATTCGTTAGCTGCGGTTTGTTCTTGACCTGTCTCATAACCTTGGATTCTTGGTACAAAGTAGAACAATTTACCGATAGGTAAGTTCATTGCTTGTACAGAAACTAAGTCATTAGCCAACAATTTAGAGAATACTCTTCTTACGATAGGAAATACTACAGTTTCGAAAGAACCTGAACTATCAGTAGATGCTGCTTCATTGATTAAGTGAGATGCTTGGTTTTCATATAATTGTGCCATGTTCTCTTTAACGTGTCCTCTTAGACCGTCTAGGAATCCTAATCTATCCCATTTGTTAATTGTATCTTCTTTGATAACTTTAAGGTGTTTCAACCCAATGTTACCTACAAGACCTGATTCTAATAATGCTCCCATTTTTTTATTTTTAAATTGAGTTTATTTTTATTTGTTTATTTTATTTTTGCCATCAAATCCTTCATTCTTAAAAACTGAGGATTCTCATAAGTTTTAGTTTCAATCAAATTACTTGCTGAACCACTTTGTGGAGTTTTAATTACTTTTCTTTCAATAGATTCAGTAAATACTCCAGTATTTGTTGATTCAGATCCTAATTCCGATTTAATTGTTTGATAAAGATTTTTTGATTCTTTGATTGAATTAACGTTATCAAATCTTCTTAAAATGTTTATCTTTTCTTGTTTAGTTGTTGTGTGCTCTGTGAACAATCTTGTTGAGTAAGCCAAGTTAGAATTGAAAACAGCAACTTCGTTTAATTTATTTCTGAAGAAATCAAGTGCTTTTCTGTACTCTTCATTTTTCTCTCTTAATAAATTAACTTCTCTGTTAACTGATTCTACCTCTAAATGTCTTGGTGCGGTTCTTGGTTTTGGTAAACCTTTTCTACCCCATTTTCTTCCATTTCCAAGTGTTCTTGCCGCTTCTACAGTTTCACCATCTTTTGTATAATCAATTTTAATCATTCCGTCTTTATCAGACATAATACCTTCTTCTTTTTCAACAAATGGATCATATGATGATTCGTTCCACTCCTTTTCCTTTTCCATGTCACCCATTTCGGTAACACCTTTTTTAAGTTTCGAAGGGTATTTAAATTTCATTTTACCGATTCTACCTTTTGGTTTAAAGTTTTCGCCGATTTCAAGCTCATAAACAACTTCGTCACGTTTTCCTTCTGCAGTAAATGCTGCTCCAGTTTCCTGTGAAGTATCTGTAGGATCGACAGCTTCATCAAATTCATAAGATAATTCTTCAAAATCATTATCATCATCATCATCATCATCTTCATATGATCTCATTTCAAAACTATCTCCCATAGGATTTTTACTATCGTCAAAACGTAACTCATATAAAACACTTTCGTTTGTTTGTGCTCTCATTGGTGTAACGTTATTTTCCATTTCGTCCATTTGAATATAATATTCAGAATCTTTGTTAGTATCACTTAAGTGAATATTTCCACCTTCATCTTTTTTAACAATTATTCCGTCGTCATCTCCCATTGCCTTAAATACTTTAATTACATCAGACATTGGTGATTGAGTCATGTCCAAAGGAGCCATGGCGTCTTGATTATCATTCGGTACGTCTGTAGGCATTACCCCTACTTCGGCATCGAACTCAGTATCATCAAAGTCTTCTACGTCGTCGTCGTCATCTTCTGTTGTGTCGTCGTCATATTCTGTTGTGTCGTCGTCATCTTCTTCTTGTTCAAACAAAGACTTTTTTGATTTTTTTGAACCCCCTAAAGATTCCCTTACTAATTCACTGATTTCTTCCTTCATTGTAGAAGCAAGTATTCCTTTTGCATTCTCATTAATAGCGTCCTCAACCGCCTTCATTTGTAGAAGGGCTTCCTCCACTATTGAATTATTTTTTTCCATACTCATAGTATTATGCAATTCGCTGTGCGTTTATTTATTCAATAAATATATCATACTTTTAAAAAAGTAAAAAAAATGTTAGATTTTAGTATGTTTAAGCAATAAAAAAAAGGGATAGTAAAAATATCATCCCTTTTTTAAACTAAGTTTTTAATAAAAAAATTATTCTATAACCTCATCAATTTTACTTTCTACTATTGCTGTAATTCTCCAATCCATAGTGTAAGTCTCATAAGCTTTAGTTACTTTAGCCTCTACATCTGTTGGCGAATAACCTTTTACTAATTTTTCTTCTTTAATTTTTTTAACTTTACCTGTGTTTTCATCTACCATATCAGTAGTTACTCTTGCTACAAAATATTTTTCATCCATGTCTTAAATTTTTTATTTATCCAAATAATCGGATAATCTTCTCATTAAGTCAATAGATTTATCTATTCCTGTGTTTGAATTTTCTACTTTATGTTCCTCAAGTTTTTCTTCATATTTCGATTTATCATCTTGATTTAAATAAAGGTATGCACCTGGAGTTGATGGTGATGAAACTAAATCAAAACAAATTAATTCAAAGTCATCTTGTACTTCATTTTGTTCACCCTTTTTAACAAGGGAACCAACACCTCTTGAAGATACTCCCATAGTAACCCCTTGTCTCATCATGTTAGCAGCAACATCCCCCTTAGATGATACAATACCTCTTTCATGAAATCCTGGTGTGGTTAGTAATTTTATTTTACCCATGAGAACGTTATCTTCCCACCAAATATCTGTAATAATATGTGCGACTCTATCTAAATCAATTAATGAGGACTCAGGGTGATTCAATTCTGAAATTGACATACCCCTATTAATCATATCTTTATATTTTTCAGCTTCTCTTTTTAAGATTTTTTCAGGGTATACTCTACCATTTCTATTTGGTACACCATGCTTTTGTAATGTTGCATAAAATACAAATGGTTTAGAATGATCTAATTGTCCGTAGGATTCTTTAATAACCTGACTATTTCTAAAGTCATTAGGGTTAATAACCCCAGCATCCCACTCAACTAATATACCCTTTCCTGTATCTTTAGGTCCTAATATTTTCATAATCGTTTTTAATGATAAATATTATATACTTACAGTTTCTTTCAATTTCGTTATACTTAATATGAAATACTTTGAGTTTTTTAAATCGTCAACATAAATCGATTCTAAAATTCTTTTTATTTTTACCCTCAAAATTAATGATTTAAAATTAATATTTTGATTACTCATAAATAACGTTATTTCAAGATTTAGAAAACTTTTTTTATTTTTTTGTATCCCACTTGTTCTTAAATCCAAATCTACTATATATTTTTTTTCAAATGTGGTAGGGTCAGCAACTTCTAATAAAGTGTGTAATATTTGACGTTTTAGTTCCCCTATTATTTTATTCCAATTACTGTGTTCTACTATCGGTTCAATCCATGTTTGTAATACAATATAAATTGATTTAAAATTTTTGGAATCAACTGTTCCATAGTGACACTTTGCTTCATCAAAAAGATTTAATTTTGATGTTTTTCCTTTTTTCATTCTTCATACGTTATACGTTTATTGTTTAAAAAAATATAATAAAACTTTTTTGTGTTGTCAAAATTTGAAAAAATTACTTATATTTATAACATAAAAGGAAAAAAATATGATTATAGTGCAAGTTAAAAATGAAAAGTCTATAGAGCAGGCTTTGAAAAATTATAAATTTAAAGTTTATAAAACAAAACAAATTCAAAAATTACAAGAAAGACAGGAATATAAAAAACCCTCCGTGAAACGAAGGGCTGAGATTAAAAAAGCACAATACAAACAAAAAAATCAACTCTCTTCTTGAGTTTCTTCTTTTTTAGGTTCATTTTTTTTACCAAATATAGCTTCTGTTGATGTCAAACCTAAAGAACCAAAAGATAATAATGCAATAACATCTATTAACGATTCATTTGGTGTTAATTTCCCTCCTGAAAATAAGGATACGAATAAACAGATAACTAATGAAACCACACAAATGATACCTGTGAATCTTTTTGATGATAGTGTTGTCGGACCAGAACCCATCAACGATTTAAAAAATTTTGTCATAACCCCAAACTTAATTTTTTAAGTTTATAATAATCATAATGGTTACATTTTGTTTCCATTATTTTATTTATTGTTTGATTAATTTTATTTTGTAATTCAGAATCACTACTTTCGTTCAAAGTATTTTTTAATTTTAATTTAACATCTTCTTTTAATTTACTCATCTCTTTCTTCAACTCGACTTTATCTAAAGACATTATTTCTTTCAATTCTTTTCTATCTCCTTCTGATAAATTTGAAAATTGTTTTGATAATGTTTTATTTGCTATAGTCACCATAGAACTTATTGGTAAATTAATACTTTCTTTAATATTTGTTTTCTCCTCGCTTATTAAAGTTTTTTTAATATTTTTTTTAGACTCTAAAACTGATTCTAAATTTTTTATACCAGTTTTGTATATTGCAGTATCAATGTCGAAATAATTATTTGATGTGGTTTTATTCCAAGAATTAATCCATGTATTTACATCATTCAACTTTTTAGTTTGACTTTCTAATAGAATTTGTGAATATTCAATAGATTCGTTAATGTAATCATTCGCAATATCAATAGGTAATCTTTTGTTTGAAGATAAATCGTCATAGATATAATAAAGTTCTGATAAGTCTTTATCTTCTAAAACAATGTGTTTGAACTCAAACATAAACCTTTTGAACTCAGGTTTTTTAGCTAATTCAATAGCGGTATTTTCTATTTTTGTTTTTATAGTTCCAAATGTACTCATGTCTTTTTATTGATAAATATTACTTATCTATTAAATTTTTCAATCTGTCGTCTATTTCAATTAAAGAATTTCTTCCTTTTGATAAATCCATGTAATTTTTACCACTAAATAAATTCTCTTCAATTAATAAATCTAAGTCACTTCTAACCAATCTTTCGGTTGTTGGTGGTTCGGGTCCTCCTGATGGTGGTTCTGATCCTCCTGATGGTGGTGGAGGTGTAGATCCTCCACTGTCTCCACTATCTCCACCAGCTTCTGCACCTTTTTCACCTTCTTTTTTACCGTATAGATTATCAATGTTATCGAATACCCCTGTTTTAGTAATAACTTCAGCAGTTTTCCCAAGTTCAGCAGAAACCGCTCGTTCTATTCTTTGTTGTTGTAAATCAAGTCTAATTTCTTCATCAGAGAATCCTAAAATGTGTTTTTTAGCCCAAGATGCTGAAACAGGAGCAACTGAATCTTGAATAGGTGATACGGCATCCTTAAACAACGTTATTTTTTCTTTCCATAATTCTACAGATAATAAATCCGCTTGTTTTGATGGGTTATGTAAACCTAAAGTAAAATTAGTTAACTCATCTTCAAAACCTAATAAAAATAAATGTATGATTGCAATTTTATTTAATTCAGCAATCATAGATTTTTGAATTCTATTAATTGTTCTTGCAAATCTAATATCAAGTAAAGAAAGGTTTTTACCATCCCCAACCGCCTCTTCAAAACCTAAATATGCTTTTGGTATTCTAAGTGCTGTTACTAATTTCTTTTGGATGTACTCTATATCGGCAATTTCCGCTAAGTTAGTACCACCAGGTAGTGTCTCAATGGGGTTAGTTGCTCCCGCATCTCTTACAGGAATAAAGAAATCTTGATCAACCGCCAATTGATTATATCTCATATCTACGTTACCTGTTTTAGGATCCGCAATCTGATCTCTTTTAAATTTAGAAGCAACTCTTTGTACATAAGCATCAACATCTTTGTCGTCCATGTTACCAACAAAGACTTTAAAAACTCTTCGTTCAGGGGCTCTTGATACCCTATAAATTAACATGGCATCTTCAGAAAGTAATAATTGTTTCCAAATACGTCTAGCCTTTTCTAACATTGATGTACCATAAGGTAGTTTTCTATCGTCACCAAGTATTCTAAAATGTCCAATCTCCCAAGTATTAAATTCCATATTTTTTTCTTTCCAAACAAACTTTAATGCATCGTTTTCCATTTCTTGGGAATACTTATCAGGTTGAAATCTCATACCTTTTTCTAACCTTTCTATTTGGATATTAGGTAATTGTTGACACCCGACAATTCCTTTTTCTGGATCCAATTTTAGATATATAAAATTATCCCCAAATTTACATGTGTTTCTAGTCCACATAGGTAGGTTTGTATTAATATCTAATTTACTTATAAATAAATCTGTTAATACCGATTTAATTCTTTTTGATTCTGAATAAATCTTTATAATGTGTCCGTCTTGATCGGGAGTTGTTGACTCTTCGGCATATATATCTAACGCAGCAGATATTTCAGGAGTGTATTCCATAGATTCGTAATCATAATATGACGCCATCCTTGTTGGTTCATAATAAACCGCTTGTTGATATAAATTACTTTCAACTTTTTGCCATTGTTTACCAATGTACATTGTTTGTTGCGCTTGTAATTTTTCTTTTTCGAATTCAGTTTTGTCTGTTGTTTTTAATAGTTCTTTTTTGTCAAACTTAAATACAGGTGATTGTTGATCCATAGTTGAGTTTGGACCGAACGCCTTACTCAATCTTTGCCAAACAGTATATTTTTCTTGTGCCATATTACATATTTTTTAAAAAGTAGTATCGTTTAATTTAAATTAAACCCTTTTACCACCGAATAACCATAAATAGTTTTCATAATCACTTTTAGTTGGTTGATTCCTACCATACCCGAAATTATTGTTTGGATCAACAGGTAATCCAGGGTTAAAATTCTGAGAAGATTCTTTAAATGTGTTAGTCTCCGTAGTCCAAGAATCTATCATTGCCTTTGCCTGTTGTGTGGATTTTTCTAATTCAGCAAAAGATGTCTCACCAACGTATATTGCCATAGCTAATGACATTATTAAATCATCATGTTGTCCCTTTTGGTGGTCAGGTCTACCATTTACATACACAAAAGTGTTTAACTCATTAAACAATCTTTGTGATCTTAAAGCAAAATCAAACCTTAATGCCTCTTCAAACGCCTGCACAATTAATACTCTTTTGGAATTAAAATTTATTCCTGGTATCTTATCTTGTGCTTTTGGATCCCATTTCCATTTATCGGCGGGATTTACACCATCAACATATAAATTTTTATAACCTAATTCTTGTAACTTTCTTGAGGTGGAAACTCCCATACCTCCAGTAATATCTATTACTATGAAAGAGTTATACATTGTACCCCATTTGTATGCAATTTCGGCTAATACGTCAGGCGGTACCTTACCAACATATTCTAATACTTGTTCTCGCTCATCAAAATCAATAACTATTAAAGTACTAAAATCTTCACTATCGCCACGAGAAACGTCAACACCCATTATATATCTATGTCCCTCAATAGGTTCTTTCCATTGCCAAAGAGCACCACCCATCATTTTATTTTCAGGTTCTCTTATATATTTTTCTTTTATTTTTTTCATAGTCTCTGTAGGGATAACATTATCTCCCGAGCCTAAAAAGTTACATTCTAATTCTTGTGAAATTTTTCTTTTATCAAATTTTAATTTTTTTGCCATGTTTTCAAACCACGAACTATAAGCATTGTATCCTTCATTTTCGACTTTTTTCTTTATTTCTTCAAAATCCCTGTCACTTACTTTTATGTCGGAGTAGTCAACAGTAATTTCACTATCTTTATAGTCAGTCCGATTAAGCATATAATGAACTATATCATCACATTTGATAAGTTTTAAATCTTTAGAATATCTTGGATCCCTAAACCAATACATTTCTGTTATTTTAAAGTCATTCATACCTTTAACTGCCTGACTATAAATTGAGTAGTATATCGGATCGAATCCGTTTGGTGTTGAAATAACAATTACTTTACCTCCTGTTGAAAGGGACGCCATACAAGCCGACCAAAAGTCTTCATCGGCATTTATATATGCCGCCTCATCAAAAATTAATATTGTTGGTGTATACCCTCTTAAGGCATCTTTTGATGTTGCAACCGCTTTAACTTCACATCCATTTGTTAGTTTAAAATGTCTTTGTGAGTTTTTTTCTGCTGAAAAAGTCACTCCTAACCATTTAGGCCATTGTTCGACAAACGAACGAACTTTATTAGCCATCTCAACAGCGGTATCCATCTTATTTGCAATAATTAGAATTTTTTCAGGTTTTTCTTTACGGGCGAATACTAATCTTTTAGAAGCCCATGCTGATGTTACTGTTGATACTCCCGCTTGTCGGTACTTTAGTGCTATATTTTCTTCAGAAGTGTCGTAATCGTTAACCAACGTAACCTGATCATTAAATAATTCTAATGGTACATATTTAGATTGTGTATTATCGTATGTTTGAAGATAAGTTTTTAATGCGTATGGTGTGTCTTTTACGCATTTAGCATATTCTAATAATATTTGTTCTTTTGATAAAGACATTCATTATCTTTTATACTTTTTAATTGTATTTAACAGTTCAGATTTTGTTATATTAGGGTGAATATGTGATTCAACCAATTTAAGAATACTCTCTTCAAGTTTTTTAACGTCCTCTTTATTAACTTTCTTTTCCCCAATTTCTTTGTCTGATGTTTTAGCAAAATCACCTATCTGTTTTTTTGACATTGATCCTACAACTTTTTTTACTTTTCCTCTATAACTATTAGGGATGTCTTTTAATTCTTTATCTCCTTTTTCTACAGAATAAGCGGCACCCATTAATCCCCTTTGTTTTTTAGATACAGATTTTTCAGTTACTTCACCTTCCTTAGTGACTGTTACTGTATCATCTTGGTTAATTGTAACGTTAACGTCATCATCTTTACTAAAAGTTTTACCTTTAACCTCATCATTTGAATATGTTGTACTAGTTGTAGTTTTTGTTACCGCTTCCTTAGTCTCCTTTTTAGATTTTTTTACTTTTTCGTATAATAATGATATCTGAGAACTATTCATATTCTCAAGAGTAATAATAGAAACCCCCTCTTTTAAAAGGAATACCATTTTAGGATTCATATGTTTCATCGCTCACTAAATTTTTTTCCCATTTTAATACGATATCTCTTTCGTATAATTTATTCTCAACACTTTCGATAGATTCCCCATATTGGAAAACTAATCTTTTTCTTTTATTAATTAAAATTTCATCACTATCGGACTTTTCCCAAGCCAATGATATAACACCATCGATAGCATCATACACACCAAAAAAATCTGAGTCTTGTATTAATGTTAAACTAATTTCTGAATTTTTAAGTACCCCAACAGTTTTTATATAAAAA